TAATTTAGTTGAGGCATCCATTGACCCTATCTCTCCTCCTAAACCTGCATAACCTGCTATATCAACCCAACTATCCTGATGATTAGGATTCTTAGCTAATCTTGCCATCTTAACCCATGCCATGCATAATGCCACATCTTCTCTAGTTACGTGCTTTTTTAATATAAGGCTCCAACCTTGTGCTATATCATTGAAGTTAGTAAATGCATCCCCGTACTCCTTATCTCTATCTCCTGTAATAAGTTCACTGGCTTTTTTTAATATTACTTCTCTTGGAATCATTAGTGTAACCTTTTTGAAAAATTTGCGTATACAATATTGCCTTCTATTCTTTCTATTTTTTTAGCTGGTTTTATATTATACTGCTCTGCTAATCTTACAGAAGCTTCTTCAACTACACTTTCTAATACTTCTCTAATTCTAATACCAATATTCTCAACCATCTCAGAACCATTAAAGTTACCATCGTATATTTGAAGTTCATTACGTTTAGTATCAAATGTACAAAATACACCATACGTATTATCTGGTATAAGTATTTCGTGTGCTACTTCTTCGTCTTTTTCTTTGTCGGACATACTGTCAACTCCATAAAATCATCAGCATACATCAATGCCAATGGGCGTTTGCGATCACCTTTTAAAATCGCTACAGGTTTTGTAGCTTTCATCATATTAGTCTCTGCTTGTTCCAAGGCAGCATATACAGCAAAGGATGATCTTGCTTTACATTCTACAGTCCAAGGAAATAGCCTACGTGCCAAAGGACTAAGACCTATATCAGGTCCATTGACTCCACCAGGAGTTGACGTAATATCATCATCCTCAACACCTTTAAGATGCTGTTGAAGGTAATTACGTACCCACTGTTGAAGCTTGCGTCCTTTAGCTTTCGCAGACGCTACACTTATTCTATTTGAAGACCGTGTAGTGGTGGTAGGCATTTGCCGATTTCGATTTAGGGTTTCGTTCATATCTTAAATCAGGCCAACAAGTATATCTAAAACTACAGTAAGAACAAGTCATACTTAGCTTTCTGTTACCTGTTGGTTTACGATAAAAGAACTCCTCTTCATCAGTAAATCCACGTACAAAGTTATCCTCTGTTGCTTCCTTATAACGATTAATAGTATCTTCTATCTTATTGGTATAGCTTTCTTCATCGTCAGGATTAGCTTGAACTATCTTCATCTCACCTGATTCTTTACTAACAGCTATCCAACCACCTGCTTTTATTTCTGGGGTTTCTTCTCTCTCAGCTTTTGTATAACCAAACAACTGAGCGCAATATCCAAAGTCATCATTCTCTTTCAATGCTTCATAAGAAGCAAACTTCTTTTCAAAAGCAAATCTTGATGCACTTTTTATATCCCATAGAGAGTAACCATTACCATCTTTAATGATTAAATCGAGTTCCCCATTAATGTAATCTCCATCAGGAGTTTTGTAACCTACTCGTTTATTTAAATCTACTATTTCTACTCCTGCTGCCAATAGAATAGCAACAGCAATTACTTCAGTCATATCTCCATATAACATTTTAATACGAAAAGAGTTTGACTCAGGAGCTTTGGGCCAACCTAGTTTCTCTGCATGTAACTGACAGAATGGTTTGCCTACCTGAGACATAGAGGGAAGTTTAGCTCCCCCTTTTCTCTTAAAATTAAACTTACCCAACTTACTATTAAACATCTGACTAGCACGAAAAACTATGTCATCTGGAATCTTAGGATCACCAGCAAGGTAAGTATCAATCTTTGTTTGAAGATCCATCTTATAGTGGAATCTCATCATTGAGTAAGTCATCAAGATCAGTTTTAATTCCAGCAGGAACCATGTTCTCTCGCATCTTCTCTGCTACCTGATCATTCTCTACCTTAACAAGATCAATGAAGTTAGTAATGTACTCCCTTGTCTCATCAGTTAGAGGATGATGTTCTCCTAATAAAGGAGTATACTTTAAGACAAAGTATTTGTTTGATCCTGTTTTCTTTAACTCATATCCAACCTTCATATCAAAGTTAAGAGGCATAGACTGTTGTCGTATCATACTAGTCATAACTTTACTGATCTCCATAAAGTTAGATGGGCCTAGCTTCATACGAAAAGGAACATCCTTTATCTCTACCTTATCACCTGATGCAGCCATAGGTTTATCCATACGTATTAAACCAAAGATATTCCTATATAACTTAGCCTTAGATGCTGTAGCATATGCCACTGGATCAACAGCACGTAACTTCTCACGTTGCTTAGAAGGTATCCATCCACACTTATCACCACCATCCCAATCTAATGCAGTGTCAGAGAACTGCTTGAAATGCTGAGACATATTAGAAAACTTCTGAATATCGGAATCAAATACAGAAGTCTGCATTGTGTCTAGAAATATTCTGAAGTAAGTATCTTTAGCAAATACTTCTCCAAGGTCAGGATGAGATAGTCCTATAGATGGTGCAGGTATTCCCTCTACCATATCTCCATCTACATCTGTAGTACTATCCTTATTAATCCTAGCCCTAGCTAGTATTGGCCCTGAGTTCATGGTAGAATACAAGGCTGATAGATCGGTAGAATTACCGTCTATATTCATTAATTGATTCATACGAATCCCCTTTCATTAAATGAACAATGCTTATAACATATTATGGTTTAATTGTCAAGCTCATTTTTTAAATATTTTAATGCTCTTGTTAGTCCTTGAATGTCATCCCCAAGCAATCCAATTGCTAAATTACAATGATGACATAACCAACCTCTAAATGTTTCTGTTTCATAACAATGATCTAAAACAGTTTTTATATCTTTTTTCTTACATATGGCACAGAATGTTGTTTGAGGTGGTGCAGTTTGTCTTATCTTATCTACCACTTTACTATGCGATTTTTGACATTCTTTGCATGATGTGCTTCTACTTTGTCTGTGATCTCCTGTTGCTCTTCTGTATAATCGAAACATCATAAGGGGTTTTTCTACATTACAATGTCTACATACTATCGTATCCTTTTCTTCTTTTAATTCAGTTGTAAATAAATTAAGTTGATCATGCATTAAATTCCCCCTGATCCATCCAGTTTTTTCCATAAGACATCTCTACTTCTAGAGGGATGTAATCAGGTAGCCCAAAGCGTTTCTTTGCTTCCTCTTGTGCGTCTAACAAACACTGTGGGCCTATCTCCTTAACTAGATCTATCTCGTCTGGATGAGTATCAATCAAGACGCTATCATGTACTGTATTGATTACTACACTTTGTAATCCTTTCTCTTTCAGTTTGTTGAATAATAATATCACACCTAATGGCACAATCTCAGCAGTTGCTACAGACTGAACAGGATAGTTTACTATCTGTGTTTTGAAGTTAGCATTACCTGATCTGTTTCTCTCACAGTCAGGGAAACTAAACTGTCTACCTGTAGCAGTTGTCACTACTTTAGTTGAGATAGCTTCGTTCTGGAGCTTGTCGTGCCACTTAAAGATGCCTTGATACTTCCCAAAGAACTCTTTGAAGTAAACTTGTTGAGCAGGAGTTCCTTGAGTTCCACCGTAAAGTGGACGGAAGGTAGAAGCTTTTGCTGCTCCTCTGTCAGTGATTTCTCCGTTATCTGAGAGGACTTTGGCAGTGTAGGAGTGAACGTCAAAACCAGATTCGACTTCTTGTTTAACTTTTTCATCTGAGGCGAGTATTCCTGCAACTCTAAACTCAAGTTGAGAGTAATCAATTTCGACAAGTGTTCCTCCTTTAAATCTACTTACAAATGCTTTGCGAACTGGAAATAATCTACCTTTAGGCATATTCTGTAAGTTAGGATTGCTACTACTTAAACGACCAGTTGCAGTAATACACTGATTAAAATTAGAATGAAGTAAACCATCTGATTTCATACCCTTCTTTATACCTTCAATAAATGATGCACGATAAGTATCTATAGCAGACAACCTAACTAATGATTCAAGAAACTTCTTAACTTGTGGATTGGTAGTTGTCTTAATATTCTCAGTTAATGTTATCTTGTCAGTCTTAAACCCACCTGCCGATGCTAGTTCTAACTTAGGTCTGATCCGTAACCCTGCTACCTCATCTACTTCTAGATAAAGCACACCTAGTCCTTCACAGTACTCACACTTGGTAGGTTTCTTAAACTTCTCTCCATTCTTTTTAACTTTATAATAGTGTCCTTTACCATAACAGCTACCACACTTAATTGCTCTGGTCTTAAACGCAACACTGAAGCAGGATTTAAATGCTGATCTGAAACCCTCATCCTTCATGTAAGGTCTTCTCTTAGGCTTCCCCTTATCATCTACACCTATATCCATTACCTCTTTCCAGAGCTTCTTATCTGTAAGATTGCATGAATATACAACAGTAGATAACTGTTCAGGAGAAGATAAGTTTATATCCTTATCGCCCATAAGTTTCCTGGTTTCTGTCTGAAGATATCGAGTAAGTTCTTCTTGTTCTTTTTGATAGTCTGCATCAACCTGATCAAGCACACTAAGATCAATAGCCATACCTGATCGTTCTATGTCTGTTAGCACACTACAGAACTCACACATAAGATCTCTTATGGGTATCAGAGAATAGTTTTGATCTTCTCTAAATAATCTCTCTTGCTTCTGAAAGATATCAGCCGTAGCTAGTATGTCATCACGTAAGTAGGAGATCTGTAGATTTTTAGGAAGATCACTATAATTCATCCCCTTATCAAGCATATTCTTTAGTACATCCTGCTTCCTTATAGAGTCATATTTATGAGATAATGCTTCAAGACTTAGTTTATTACGGATACCTTTACTTAATACATATTCATTAATCATGGTATCAATAATCTTTACATCACAATCAATACCAATCTCACGCAACCACGCAACATCAAACTTAGCATTGTGAGCCACGACATACTTTGCATTACTTAATACACGTTTGAAAGTATTAAACTCAGTAAAATTATTATCTTCTACATTCAAAATAACTACTTCAGTATTACCATTAAGAAGATAACCATGAGGAGATCTTAGTGTATAACCTAATGCTACGAAAGTATTATCCTTGTTATATGGTGAGGGATCTTTACGATTACCTCCTAAGTCTATTTCAAGATCTAATACGACTGCATAATCAGTCATCGTTTTAATCCTGCTGCCTGTTTATCTAACACACGATCTATAACACTACGATCACGCCTAACTGCTTTTAATACTGATTTCTTTACGTTCCTTCTCTCACCTTTTGAAGTATAATTAGCTCCTGACTTCTTTCTTTTAGGCATTATATATATCCTTATATAGTATTATATTATATATTATTATATAGTATATAGAGGTTCTCTAAAGCTGATAACTCACCCATATATCATGAATTTTAAGGTATGTCAAGTAAAAAATGCACTATCAATCAACATATCTTGATATTTTTGGTTCAATACGTACTGTAGC